ATAACTGCCGTACCGCCTGGTGGAATGCACACCCGGAAAAGGTCAACCGCAGAGCCGTATACCACTTCACCTGCGCTCACTGCGGAAAGCCCTTCACTGCCTACGGCAACGCAAAAAGAAAATACTGTTCTCACGCCTGCTATATCGCAGACCGCTACAAAGGCGGTGACGGGCATGAGTGAGGACAAATTCCGTTCTGAAATGAGCTACCTTGCCGCCCTCTCCATCGCAAAGAATCTCCGGGAAAAGGGGCTTCTGAGCGAGGAGGAATATGCCGTAATTGATACAAATCTGAGGGCTGAGTTTTCTCCATCTTTGGGTACATTATTATCGGAAAATGACTTGATATAATCGGCTTTCAGAGTGATATATAGTGTCGGAAAGGAGTGATTTCATGCGGATTGTAAATAAAATCGAAGCGAAAACACCGCAGATACCGCGCCGCAAAAGGGTCGCTGCCTACGCAAGAGTCTCAATGGAGTCCGAGCGGCTGCAGCACTCCCTTTCGGCACAGGTCAGCTTTTACAGCAGTTTGATTCAGAGCAATCCCGCCTGGGAATATGTGGGCGTATATGCCGACAACGGAATAACCGGCACCAATACCGAAGCCCGTGAAGAGTTCAATCGGATGATTGCCGACTGCGAAGCCGGAAAAATCGACATTATTCTGACAAAGAGTATTTCCCGTTTCGCGCGCAACACCGTTGACCTGTTGAATACAGTGCGCAGGCTCAAGGAACTGGGCGTTTCCGTGCAATTTGAAAAGGAGCGCATCGACTCCCTCACCGAGGACGGCGAGTTGATGCTGACCCTCTTAGCATCCTTTGCTCAGGAAGAAATACGCAGCCTGTCGGACAACGTCAAATGGGGTACCCGGAAACGATTTGAAAAAGGTATCCCCAACGGCCGCTTTCAAATCTATGGGTACCGCTGGGAGGGCGATCATCTGGTCATCCATGAGGAGGAGGCAAAAATCGTTCGGCTCATCTACGACAATTACATGAACGGTTTGTCGGCGGAGACCACAGAAAAGCAGCTTGCCGAGATGGGTGTAAAATCCTATAAGGGACAGCATTTCGGCAACACCTCCATCCGGCAGATCCTCGGAAACATCACTTATACGGGCAATCTTCTGTTCCAGAAGGAATATGTGGTTGACCCCATCAGCAAGAAAAGCAGGATCAACCGTGGGGAGCTGCCGCAGTATTTCGTGGAGAACACCCACGAAGCCATCATTCCAATGGAGGTCTACCAGGCGGTGCAGGCCGAGAAAGCGCGCCGCCGTGAGCTTGGCGCCTTGGCAAACTGGAGCATTAACACCTCCTGCTTTACCAGCAGAATCAAGTGCGGCCGGTGCGGAAAGAGCTATCAGCGGTCTAACCGCAAGGGGAGAAAAGACCCTAATGCCAACTACACCATCTGGGTCTGCGGTACCCGAAGAAAGACCGGGAATGCGCATTGTCAAAACAAGGACATCCCGGAGCAGATGCTCAAAGATGCCTGCGCCGAAGTCATGGGACTGGATACGTTTGATGAAATCATCTTTTCAGAGCAGATCGACCACATTGAGATTCCTGCTCCGAATGAGATGATTTTCTATTTTAAGGATGGCCGCATCGTTCCGCACCACTGGGAATCCACCATGCGGAAGGACTGCTGGACGGATGAGCGCAGAGCCGCCAAGGGACGGTATGTGCAGGAACATCAGCTCGGTCCCAACAGTTCCTGCTTAACCAGCCGTATTCGCTGTGACAGCTGCGGCGAGAACTACCGCAGGCAGCGTTCACGGCACAAAGACGGCAGCTTTGATTCCGTATGGCGATGTGCGTCAGGCGGCAAATGCCAAAGCCCCAGCATCAAGGAAGATGCCCTCAAAAACCTCTGTGCTGCGGCTATGGGGCTTGAAGCATTTGACGATACGGTTTTCCGTGAGCAGATTGTCTGCATTCACATCACGGCTCCATATCAGCTTTCCATCCGCTTCTTTGACGGGCATACCTTCGAAACGGCATGGGAAAACAAGCGGAAGATGCCACGGCATACAGAGGAGCGAAAACAGCATATGCGAGAAGTAATGATACAGAGATGGAGGGAAAAACGTGGCGAAAGTAACGACAATACCGGCAACGATCAGCCGGTTCACGGCAACGCCGATCAATGAAAAGAAAAAGCGCCGCACCGCCGCCTACGCCCGTGTTTCCACGGACAGCGAGGAGCAGCTCACCAGCTACAGCGCTCAGGTGGATTATTACACTAACTATATCAAAAGCCGGGATGATTGGGAGTTTGTTTCCGTGTATACGGACGAGGGCATAACGGGTACGAATACCAAGCACCGCGAGGGCTTCAAACGCATGGTGGCGGATGCGCTGGCTGGCAAAATAGACCTCATCGTCACCAAATCGGTCAGCCGATTCGCCCGCAATACGGTAGATAGTCTGACCACGGTACGCCAGCTCAAGGAAAAAGGCGTGGAGATCTATTTTGAAAAAGAAAACATCTGGACCCTGGACAGCAAGGGAGAATTGCTTATCACCATCATGTCATCACTGGCACAGGAGGAAAGCCGCAGCATTTCCGAGAACTGTACCTGGGGACAGAGAAAACGGTTTGCTGACGGGAAGGTCACCGTGCCCTTCAAACGGTTTCTCGGCTACGACCGGGGTCCTGACGGCAATCTGGTTTTGAACAAGGACGAAGCGGTTATCATCCGCCGCATTTACAGTATGTTCCTGCAAGGCATGACGCCGCACGGCATTGCCGCCAGGCTCACCGCTGACGGCATTAAATCGCCGGGCGGCAAGGATAAATGGAATGCGGGAGCTGTTCGCAGCATCCTCACCAATGAGAAATACAAAGGCGATGCGCTCCTGCAAAAGAGCTATACGGTGGATTTCCTCACCAAGAAGAAAAAGGTCAACGAGGGCGAGATACCGCAGTACTATGTGGAGGGCAACCACGAAGCCATCATACAGCCGGAGGTGTTCGAACTGGTTCAGCGTGAGCTTGCCCGCCGAAAAGGCAGTACGGGCAAACCCAGTGGAGTCCATATCTATTCAAACAAAATCAAGTGCGGCCAGTGTGACAGCTGGTACGGCTCAAAGGTATGGCATTCCAAGACCAAATATCGCAAGTGCGTATGGCGCTGCAACCGTAAATTTGATAACGAACGGCATTGCACCACGCCGCATTTCACCGAGGCCGAGATACAAGCTATGTTCATCGTCGTAGTGAATCAGTTGATCAGCCAGAAAGAAAGCATTATAGCAGCCTTGGAGGTCTCGCTGGAAACAGCGTTTGATACCACGGCGCTTGAAGTGGAACTGACAGAAGTGCAAGGTGAGATTATGGTAGTCTCCGACCGCATTCAAAGCTGCATCTACGAAAACGCCCATGTCGCACTTGACCAGGAAGAATATCAAAAACGCTATGGGGCTCTGAGCGATCGTTTCGACAAGGCAAAGGCTCGATTTGAGGAAATAGAAGATGCTATCGGCAGCAAACAGTCAAGGCGTGCTGCCATTGAGACTTTCCTAAATAACCTGCGTGACGCCAATATCGTGGACAATTTCGAGGTTTCCCTTTGGTGCGGTCTGCTGGATTTTGTAACTGTTTACAGCCGTGACAATGTGGTATTTACCTTCCGAAACGGTACGGAAATACGCTATAGCGGGTGATGAATATGGCAGATTGGAAAAAAGATGAGGTGAATTATCGATTGGCAAAAATGGTGCTGCAGACGCTCATGCACAAAGGGCTTTTAGACGAGTTTGAAGTGGATCAGGTTTTGCAGCACCTACGAGCCAATTCCTCCGCACTCATCGCAAGCATTGAGGAGGACGCATTATGGCAAAAACAGTGAAAAAACTCACAAGGCCACAGATAGTATCCCTGCCTTCTGTAGCAAAACAGCTTAACCGCCGGGTGGCTGCTTATGCTCGTGTGTCTACTGGTTCCGAGCAGCAGCAATCCAGTATCGAGGCGCAGCAGGATTACTACATCAAGCTGATAGACTTTCGGCTCGACTGGACGTTTGCAGGGCTTTATATCGATGACGGCGTCAGCGGCACCCGAACCGAACATCGCGAAGGCTTTAATCAGATGATTCAGGATGCTCTTGCCGGCAAAATAGACCTTATTGTTACAAAATCAATCTCCCGCTTTGCCCGTAATACCGTTGACAGTTTATCAACCATTCGACTGTTAAAGGAGCATGGCGTGGAGATTTTTTTCGAGAAAGAAAACATCTGGACTTTTGACAGCAAGGGTGAATTGATGCTTACCATACTGTCGAGTGTGGCTCAGGAAGAAAGCAGATCCATTTCTGAAAACATCACCTGGGGAAAACGAAAACGATTTGCAGACGGCGAGTATGCTGTGGCTTACGGTCGTTTCCTCGGTTATGACCGTGGTATGATAATCAACCAAACAGAAGCAGTAATCATCAAAAAGATATATTTCCTCTTCCTGCTCGGAATGTCATCCTACCAAATATCAAGTTTGTTAACCGAGCAAGGTGTTCCTACTCCCGGCGGAAAGAAGAATTGGAGCCACGGCGTTATCGCCAGTATACTGAGTAACGAAAAGTATAAAGGGGACGCTCTTATCCAGAAACATTACACCGTGGACTTCATATCAAAAAAGCAAAAGAAGAATGAAGGAGAACTGCCAAAGTATTATGTGACCGGCGGACACGAGGCAATTATTCCTCCCTTACTGCATGAATATGTCCAGACGGAAAGGAATAGACGGATGGCATATAAGCATGGCAGATACAGTGGAGTACACCCTTTCCTTGGCCGTATTGTCTGCGAGAACTGCGGTGCTGCTTACAGATATTCTTCTTGGC